TTATTCACAAAATAGATCAGGCTGCTGATGTTTAGCAACACGTTTACGAACCCGATTAATAACCTTACGAATACCCGATTCGGTCATATTATATTTTTTTACCAAGAAAAACCAATTATTACCGGTAAAGTCATTATAAATATCCAAATCCCGTTGGGCAATCTTATAATGAAAGTCTTTCGGAAATGAAATAACCTGCCCGGCATAATGCTCCGCCAGAAAGTCAGCAACGCCTGTTGAAATTTGCTCACAAACCTCCGCATCAAGTTTGTAATTTTTGCATAGCGCATTCACATTGTCTTCAATATCACGCAAAAGTTCGTGGCGCGCTATTTCCATTTGAGTGATCATCACTTGCCTCCCAATTCACGTTGCTGCCATTTCTTCAGTGTCTCTAAAACCCTTATAGCCTGACCGTTATCAAGCCAGGTAACAAAAGGAATCGGCTGTCCGTCTTTATTCTTTGCAATCTTAGCAATGTAAGCATTTAATGAAGCTTCACTGCTATTTTTAATTATACCCTGATAATGCATTTCAAGCCATTTTGACCGAATTTTTTTAACGATATTACTGCTCTCCGGGGTGAAGCTTTGTGGATGTTTGTGGTTGGCATATTTAAAGCGCCCGCCAACAACCTGAAAACCACGTTTTTTCATAGCATCCAAGACTTTATTTAACTCAATAAAATCCATTTGCGCGCAACTATCTTTGCCAACAGTATTAACAAGAAAAAGGCGATAAACCTCTTTATCCATTTGTAGCTTGCTTTTCCCAATATGAATAAGCTGAATTAATTGTTTTCTTCTTGTTTCTTTTTGTTCCATATTTGTCCTCTCCGTCATATGACTAAGCCTTCTCTGGCGAGAAGGCTGAATGATATGTTGGAATTTTTAGGTCTGATTACAGATTTAGCACCTTACTATAGTAGTTAAAGGCATCTCTAAACCTATCCTTGCTATTGATATAATCTCGTGCTGAAAGCGGTACAAGTGGCAGTTTATTTAGAAACCTCCAGTGTTGCTCGTGCACAGGCAGGGTATCAAAAAACGCTTGTTTTTCAGCTTTTAGTGCTAATAAGTCTGCCGTTTTCACTAGCGTTTCAATTTCAGGGGAGGTATTGATTTTAAATTTGGTGCGAATAACAGCCTCAAATGCGTGCTCTATGGCTTTATAGTCCGGCAATAGTCTTTTCAGAGGTGTTGGAACGTCCCCTAAATAAGCCTCTTGTGCATCGTGCATTAACACCGCAAACACCGCTTCGTCTTCCATTTTTATAAGTGTTTTAGCAATCGTCGCAGCGAAAACACTATGGTCTAATACCGAATAATGTACATCCAATTTCCCGCCGAATCGCGGAATCATGGATAAATGGTGAATAATATCGTCAATGTGAATGTCGCTGTTTTGCGGATTGGCAAAGTCTATTAGCCGGTTGCTGTGTGTGATAAATATGTTCATTTTGCCTCCTTGGGCGTAACATCAGCCACCGCCCATCTTAAAAACGATTTAATTGATATGGTTTTCAGTGTTGCTTTAAAACCATTCTTGAGCCATTTCATTTCACAATATGTAATATACCCCTGAGTATGATTGACTTTAAAAATACGTCTCCAGCTGATTAAATGGGTTTTATATATTTTGGCATTCTTTGACACATAATCATGATCTTCAATTAAATCACTTTCTTTTAGCATCTCTTATACTCCTCAACCAATTCCACATCTTCAAATTTTAAGACATAGCCGCCTTGTCGCTCTGATTTCCCCATGCTTTCCATTTCTTTGTTGTATTGCACCTGTTTTTCGGTTAGTACACAGTATCTGGCGGGGTCGTATTCGTAGATTTTGTTGATAATACCGACAGCCTCGTCATAATGCGCCGGTAGGCGTACTTTCGAACCCACTGGAAAAGGCGGTTTAATGTCATTATCCTTAACCCATTGCAGCTCTTTTTCTTTTAATCTGTCTCGGACAAAAAAGTCAAAATGCTGGATTTTATCCCAATTATCAGCCGTAAACTCCCAATCATAATCCCTGATTAAAATGTTCATTAAAACTTGCGGATCATGATACAAATAAAGTTCATTAATTAATGCTTCATAGATACCATCCTGAAATTCTTCCGCGACCAACGCGTCCTCATGATAAGAATCCGGATAATATTTTTTAATAAACTCATGCACGGTTTGCGCGGCAAAACCGTCGTCGTTACAAGTCGGTCTTGGTGGGGTAAATGTCACTTTCATCGATTTATTCCTTATTTTTGCCATAATTCAATCTGATTAATGTTTCGTATCTTGTTAAATCGCCCTGCACGATACGAAATAACCGTAAACTTTCTTGAATATCACTTTCAATCAGCGCGTCTTTCGCCATTTCCAGCACGTCAACTGTTGCAGCTAAGTCACGCACGACATCAGATTTAATACTCTCCCAGCTACGAGGGGTAAATGCGCCAATCATGCTTATATCTCCGCCAATTGCCCTTTGTACTTTTGCTCTAAAGCCATCAATACGGCGCGCTGTAACCAATCTCTCGTTCCCAGTACGTGATGAGCATGGATAATGGCGCGCATTGCCATTTTTTCTTGCGGATTGAGTTTGCCGGTTTGTATTAATTTTTCAGCGCGCTCCGCTTCATGTTTTGTCGGATGCCACATTTCAAACCTCCTTAATACGCTGCGTCTTGTTCAAATGGAGTGATCACAAAGTCTTCTACGCCTGTAATCACTTTAATGCCCGCAATGCCGATGACCGCACTTTTCTCATTAAGAATCGCTTCTTTATTGATTTCTTCCTTAATGCGGATAAAACGATCTAAACCATGAATGCGCAAGTTTTGCAGCACGGAATCCACACCTGTAATTTTTACCGATGGGGTGCGCACTCGCCAGGATACTTCGCCAGTGACTAAGTTAGCGGTTTTGGTTTTTCCACCGTTGGTAATTTGGTCACGGTTCGCTTCGCTCCAGAATTGAACCCCATTCGACAGATGCTTAATGCGTTCTTGTAATGGTGTGAACTTATCTTTGTAGTCTTCGGTGATTTTTGCGATAGCGTCGTTCATTTCCGTTTCTAAACGGGTGATTTCACGATTCAAATCACCAATTGTCTTAATATCACTGGCGACATCTTCGCGGGTTTGCGGTACGTAAACTTGTGCGTCAGTTTTAATTCTAGTTGCTCTTTTAGCCATTTTTTACTCCTTAATGTATTGATTGTGTTGATTGATAACGTGGAAAAGAAAAAACTACCCAGCAACCGCATAACCGGCGTTGTGCCGTAGATATCACCTGATTATTGGCATTATTACTATGCATATAAATAATCGCTTTATGGTTATCCAGCCATTTTTGCGTTAGTGGGTTATGCTGCACTTCTAAAGTCGGCATGGAACCGCTAAAACGAAGTTCGATAACGGTTAAACCATATCTGGCGCACGCCATTACCGCCTTGTGTGCTGCATTTAATTGCGCAAGCAAAGATATATTGGCTAAATTCAATGTAACTTGGTGTTTTTGATTGCAATTTTTCATCATTACACCCCTTTAACCACATCACCGGAAACTAATGGCGCGCCCAGTTCGGCGGCTAAATTCATCGCGGCGGTCAACAAATTGCCGACGGCAAGCGGATATAACAGGCTGACCTGGGTTTTATTGCGACTATTGGTCATCACCAGACGAGCTCGCACCGCTTCAAGCGCATCACGGTCAAAAATATCGGTGACCTTACGGTTAACGGCTTTTAAGCGCCATTCAACGTATTGCTCTAAACAGGTATCCAGCGGGGCAAGCTCAACCACTTCACAACGTTGTACTACCTCACGCACCTCAAAATTACGCTCGGATAACTTTAATTTCAGTTCCGGCTGTCCAACTAGAACAATTGAAAGTAGTTTTTTAAAGCCGTCTTCGAGCTCAAAAAAGCGTTTTAAATGTTTCAGTGTCGGCACAGGTAAGCTATGCGCTTCTTCAATAATCAGAATATGTTGATTACCTGCGCGTGCGCTGTCTTTTAATACCCGATGCAACTGACGAAAACGGGCTTCCGGTGAGCGTTTCACGTTTTCTAACGGAGCAAGGGTATTAATAATCGCTTCGGCAATATGGGCAGCTTTCAATGTTTTGCCTTTTAAGTCGTTGTCTTCCATCGCGATAATGTACGGCTCAATCACCACTACCGGCAGGTTTTCACTGTGGATGCGGTCAATTAGGTCGCGCCGCAATGTGGACTTGCCTGCGCCACTTTCACCGACGACTGCGACAAAGCCGCCGAATTTTGCCGTCTGAAATAAGGCTTCGCGTACATAACGCACATCTGGTGAGGCGAAAACCTCATCGGCAGAACGCACTTCATCGGTAAATGGATTGGAAAAAAGTGAAAAATGTTGTTTTGTGGCTGGAAATAAAGCCTGTTTTGCGAGTAACATAGTGTCGTCCTCTATTAATGTTGGTGGTTCTTCATTAGTAGTTGGCATTTCCGCCGGTGTTGGCGCACCGGTGGAAACCTCCGTTAAAAGCTCAGAAAGTGCGGTCGAAATCCCTAAATTTTTCAACACTTCCTCAAGCCGGAATTTAAATTGCTCCGTATCTGTTTTAATCAGTAAACTGTGATTAACTAAATTAGCAATTACTGCCGGTGATACCGATAAAAGCCCTGCCAGTTTGCGTTGAGAAATATGTTTTTCCTCTAATACCTGTTTTAGCTTTAGCATTGTTATGCTCCTTTTTTCTAAGCGGCAATTAATCGTAATGGTGATTTGGTCGGTATAGGCGCAATAAATTCTGCCTTGAAGTCATCGAAGCTAAGATTTAAAAGTCGTTCTGCTTCCTCACTCGGCACACCTTGCGGATATCTACCGTTTACCCATTGATAACACTCTGCCGTCCATAAATCGCCCCATTGTGCTTTACCGGATTTAGCAAATTCCACAACCGACATTGGCAATAACTCTACGCGGCGGGCGTTGATAGTCAGTTCGTGTTCTTGACCTTTTCTTGGTATAAACCAATTTAAATCCGTTTCTTCAATATGTTTGTAAGGGTTGATTTCGCCACTAAATAATGGTGTATTTGCTTTTTTTGCGCGTTTCAGGTCATCTTCATTGGTTACGCCGTAAGCCAGCTGTTCTGCCTGCTCTTTATGGATTTCAAACTCGGTTTTCTTATGAGCCTTGTATTCTTGGCCAATCATTGCAGCATCGACACGGAAACCGTATTCATTGATTTCGACAGGCTCCAGTATCACCCAGTAAGGTTTCAGGCTTTCTTTACCCTCTTTATCAACCTCACGTTCAAAACATTGCACTTGTACGCATTCAGGGCGATAAGGATTTTTGCCTACCGTAATTTTTTCACCGATTTTTACATCAGGCACATCTCGTACATCATAACGACGGCTTTCGAAGTTAATTTCCAATTTGTCGCTAACTACACGCTCAGAAAGTGCGGTAATCATCAACTCTTGGCAAATTTCACGGCTCGGTGGCACAATCAACTGCTCGGGGCGGATAAATTGCCACATTTGATAACGTGTCCGCCCGTGGCGTGAATGCACCATTTTGCCATTGAAATATCGCATCCATTGGTGGGCAAGTTGATTTAACTCGTCCAGCCCAGACACATTCATAAACCGCAATCCACTTTCAAATTGTCGTTCTACAATGTCATTGCCTTTCTCCACTTGCCCCTTGGCTCGGGCGTTGTGCGCTTTTGGCACTTCAATTTTCACATCTAATTGATTCAGTAAGTGCGTGAACATTTGCGAAGTATTGGCACTGCCTCGGTCAAACATCAAGATTTTCGGTACGCCAAAAAATGGCTCCGCAGGGCTCTCTTTTTTCTGAATAGCGTTAATAAAGGTTTCACTAATGTTTTCCGCTGTTTCGCCGCCATAAACATATTCCACATAAATTACACCGCTTGCGTGGTCGGTAATCACATAACGCCACACCCGTTGTGGCTCTACCTTCGCTACATTAGCGGGTTTATTTTTATAGAACTGTTCCGCCTCCATCACACACAGCCCATTGCCTTTGCCTGCTTCCTTAAGGTAGTACAATACACATAAAGACGGGTCTATTTGCCAAACATGGTTAGGATGTTGACTTTGTAGCTGTACGACAGGTGCAGGACGTAGTAGCTGGTCAGGATGTAAACAGGCATTTCTTAACGCTCTATCCACCGAGCTTGTTGAATAGGGTCGAATCTCACCAGTACTTTTATCTACAAATTCCGCCTTAATTTTGTTATTGGTTCTCAACACGGTCAGTACGCGTTCTAATGTCATCATTGATTTGTTATTTTTACGGCGCGTATAAAGCCAGGCAGCACTAATCAATTTCAATTCATCCAACTCCAACTGGTTTACCCCTTTATCACGTCGTACCTTGCGCCCATTCCGGGGGCGAAAAGGTTTTATCTGCCGTAAAAATGTCGATCGCGTTAAACCTGTTTTTTCGCAACCTGCAGCAATCTCTTTCTCTGTTTCGCCAAACTTTGCCGTCTCTACACGGTTTGCCCAGTAGGACAGTACACTCGGTAAAATTGCCATTGCATCGCCTCTCACTCCACAATATCAGCATCGCTTATTTCATCTAAGAGAGCGGTTAGGTTGTTATCAATATCGTTTTTATCTTCATCACCCGTATAACCTTTTCTTGCCCATTCCGGTAAGTCTTCACCGCTCGGTACATCATCAATACCGAAATGCGATTTCAACTCCGATAAAATCAACTGATACTCGGCGAGTATTCCGCTCATAAATTGCTTGTGATCAATACCCGTCTCTTCTGTATGCGCCTGCAGGGTTTCAAAGGCTTTAAATACCTGTCCGCGCAAAATGGCTTCCGCACTGTAACTGATTGCCGTAGTTTCCTGCCGTAACAACGCGCCTTTACTGTCCGGCGTTTGGGTTTCAATCGCTTTGGTTTTCTTCGCTAATTCCGTATCTAAACGGTCAATCTGATCGTTTTTATTCGCCAGCACCTTAGCTTGCGCCTCATAGTTATCCTTTGCCGTTTTAAGTTGTGCCTGCAGGCTTTCTTTTTCCTTGGCGTGTTTCACGCTTAATTCTTCGATTTTCTCAATCAAATCTTCTTTATCTGCGGTTTCGGAATAATCTGCTTCGACGATTTCGGCGCGGGCCTCTTCCGGCAACTGGCGAAGTTTACGCATTTCGCGGTAGCCTAAGCCGAGGCGTTGACTAGTCTCTAGAAAGTCTTCGCCAAGAACGTTTAGATTCTGCAAATCTTGATTGACTTTCTCATAGCTCATGCCTAAACATTCACAAAATTGCGTGAATGTTGTAACCGTTACAGCTTCTCCTGTAGGGGTGATTAGCTCTAAACCCTTGTATTTCTTAGCTTCTTTAATTTCTTGTAAAATCTTAATTTCTGTAACTGTTACAAGTTTTTTTGCAAAACCAAAAGCCTTAATCATCCCAACCAATTCATAAGCCTGTGCTTTATCTTGTGTGATGGCTTTTGCTGCCAATGCAACCGCATTTTGTGATTGTTCAATAGTTAATTCCGTCATGTTTTATTCCTTAATTAAGTGCGCCGGCGGCAATACGTTGGTTTAATTGATGTACCCGGTCGATAGCCGAATTACATTCGTTTGAGTGTGCAGTGGCAATTTGTAGCACCTGAATACTTAACGCAAAGCGACCGTTATCCAGTTTGATGGCAAACCCCTCATCAATCAGTACCGCTAATGCGCGGGTGATGTTGACCGGGCTTTCATGTAACCGTTCGGCAATCTCGGTATTGCTTAACCCGCCAAGCGAATAACCTTTTAACGCTCGGATAACATTTAATACCCGTCGCGTGGCTTTGTTATCTGTACCTTTTAATTCGGTCATATTCACACCTCATTAATTAACTTTGGCTTGTAAACGTTTAACTTGATTAACCGGAATATTGTGTTTATCGGCGATTTGTTGTGTGTTTTGCTCACGGAACTTATTCAAAATCGCTTGGTTTTTAATGTCTTTGCGTTCGCGTCGTCTGTATTCGCGCGCCAAATACCAAGTGCAGAATTTAATCAGTAATCTTCTCATGTTTGCTCCTATGCGGCTTTTAAGCCGAGTTTAATCGCAATTTCTAAGGTTTTTCCCCGTTGTGCTTTGCTGGCGCCATTAAGCACCCGACTGACTACAACGTGGTTATATCCGTTATCTTTTGCCCATTGAGCAAAAGTTATTCCCTGCTTATAAAACTCCATGCGGACCTGATCAGGGGTTTTTGTTTCGGTAGTCATTTTTTTTGCTCCTGTTGTTAGATATAATTTATCTTAAGTTGCGTCAATATTATATTCAATTGGGAACAATTACAAGGAAAATTTATTCATATGAATATAAAAAATAGGCTTAAAGAAGCTTTCCTATCTAAGTCATTGAAAATAGTAGAAGTTTCTAGAATGTCAGATATACCATATAGCTCGCTTCAGAACTATTTAAGAGGAGAAAGAGAGCCTAACGTAGATACTTTAGTTAAGTTATCTATTCATTTGGGTATAAATTTGAATTGGTTACTTACTGGGAAGGGAACTATGTTTGTTGAAATGTCGAATAGCCCTGTTACCGCTCAGAATAAACAAGAAGCTGAATTATTAGAGGATTATCGCGAAAGCAATGAACAAGGAAAAGATGCTATTGAACGGACTGCCAAGGCGTTGGCGAACGCGGCGGCACTTGAGAATCTTAAAGTAGGCTAATCAACGGAGAACATCATGCAAACCTTAACCGACCAAGAACAGTTATTAATTGATGTGGCATCCGAGGCGTTATTACTTGATATTTTCGCTCAAGCACTGGCATTTTCCACACTCCCTGTCGAAACCCGCCACGAAAAAATGCAGCAAATCCGCGCTATGCCTTTTGCCGAAAGATGCGGGTATTTAACCGACCTGTTAAAAGATGTCTATTCAATGGGGTTTGATACAGCAAGAATGGGAAAATGTAATTGAAACAACTAAATAAAAATCAGTAAATAGGAGAAAATAATGTTGGGTATATTAAATAAAATGAAAGAAGATTTTTATGTTCGAAAGCAAGATGGTTCTACGAAAGGCCCCTATCAGGCATCTTTTACTGGGACTGTTATTATTGTTTCAGATATTAAAGCGGATATACAGGAAGGTGACGTTATCATTCGTAAGTTACCTAACGGCAACGATGATCGCTATTATATTACAGAGGTAACTTGTTACTCTCAACAGTTTGGAAGTATTCCGCCACATTATCAAGTGAAATTTACTAAAACACCTCCTTCACCGCAACCAGAAAGAAGTATACAGAATATAAGTTTTCATGGCTCCCAATCAGTTCAGATTGGTGATCATAATGTTCAGCATATTACAAATACGTTTAATGAATTGATCCAAAAGATAAATTCATCATCAGCTTCTGAATCAGAAAAGCAAGAAGCTAAATCCTTGCTTAATCAATTTTTAACACATCCGTTAGTTGTGTCTATTTTAGGATCGGCTGTTGGTGCAGGTATTGGTTTGTTATAAAAATTTAAGTATTCGGAGAAAATATGTTTAAAGAAACGATAGAAACTGCCAAAACTATCAAAGAGGCATGGGATAAAACTAAGCAGCTAGAAGACAATTTAAACCATTTGCGGGAATTAAACGAAACCAGCGCTAAAACGTTGGAAATAGCCAAGATGACTATTGAGCTTCAACAACTGGTTACATCGTTACAGCTCGATTTACGAACGTTGAAATTCAATCATCGAGACTTGGAAGAGAAAATTCGACAATATGAAAAGTTTGAAATGGAGAAAGACAAGTATTCGCCATATCAATTTTCCAGTGGTGCTGTGGTTTATCGCCCAAACCAACCCGTAGATAATTCGGATGGGAATGCGCTTAACTATTATTTATGTGCTCATTGTTATGAGCAAAGCAAGAGGTCGATACTTCAACCTGCCGGAATAACAAATGGGCACCATTCAATGAAATGTAACAATTGTTCATCAATTGTGTTATATAAACCAGTTAAATCAAGTTATTGGTCTATTTAATGCTCAGTAATAGATTAATTATGTTTATTAAGAAGGAGAAACTCATGGTAGACCTAGAAGAAATTATTATTACAGAAATGGAAAAACACTATCCAAATGCTGTATCAGTCCAAGAATTTTGGGCGAAACTTGAGGAAACCTATGGTGAGTTTGAGTTAAATAATGTGGTGATGGGGTTGTATAAGCGCGGCGTGATTGGGTTTATGCCGTACCACAAAAAAAGCTCACCGACAGAGCCGCCGGTAAGCCCTTATAAAATCGTTCATCGTGCGATGACGCTTAGAAAACGCTAAAATCATTCTTCTCGCCCGGTAAGGCACGCATAGGTCTCCGCTTGCTGGGCAAACACACCTTGTAACATCACATCGACACCAACCAATCTGCCGGCATTCCAGAAATGGAGAAAGGCGGCGGAATCCCAGTAAACACTTTCCGGCATAGCGACGATCCACTCCTCTTCGATTTCACATGCCGCAATTTCTTCAGCGCTCGTCGCATAAATAAACTCGCCATCAATAGGCTGTTCTTTGGCTTTTCGTGCGTAAATATAACGGTCACCGCTTTGTTGTAGCGGAATCAGGAAAGCGTCGCCGTAATCTTCGGCTGTTACCAAACAATAGCCTGTTGGTGTAATAATAACCTTAGCGATGTTGATTGATTTAAGCTTCATTATTTCTCCCTGTTTTTCGATATTCGGTAATGGCGGCAGGTCGTAGGACTTGCCGCATCGTGCAAATCATAACCAAACCCTACCGCACTTTATTCTAGCCGCGTCCAAAATACTTACCCACAGATAATAGCTACACTCAAAAAAGCCTGAATCAACCAATTAATTTTTAACGAAGGAGTATGTTATGAAAGGCTTTTTTAACGCATTAAAACAAGGTCGCCTGTTATCTTGGGTCGTTTCCGCACTGGTTTTACTGATCATTATTGGTTTAACCTCGCCACAACAGGTGCCGGTGGTACTGTATAAGCTTTCCCTGGTATCCATTGCTGCCATTATTGGCTACCACCTCGACCGTGCACTATTTCCTTATGCCAGCCCGGGCAGTTATTTGCAAATTAATTGGAAACAATACCTGAAAAATCAAAATCAATCGGAACATGCCGGACCGGAATATCCTGTTCACAAAGGCTACGAACTCATTTTTGCGCTCGTGGTGCTGCGCCGCGCGCTCATTGTCGGTGCAGTCATGTTGGGTGTGACATTGGGGCTTTAAATTATGCGATTTATCCATCGTTTATTCGTTGCCATTACGTTGCTTTGTCCGCTTGCAGTGCAATCCATACCGCAGGCTGCCAAACCTTATCAGCGTGAGTTGATCCGCAACAGTCATGCCGTTTGGGGCCTGAAAGCCCCAATAGCCCTGTTTGCCGCACAAATTCACCAAGAGTCTCAATGGGATATTCGGGCCGTCTCGCCCGTTGGTGCGCGGGGATTGGCGCAGTTTATGCCGTCAACTGCCCGTTGGATAAGTGGACTTTATCCCGAACTTGCGGATAACCAACCTTACAATCCCAGCTGGGCGTTGCGTGCCTTAGTGCGCTACGACTACTGGCTTTATCAGCGTGTTTCTGCGCATACTGAGTGTAGTCGTGTGGCGTTTATGTTGTCGGCTTATAACGGCGGATTGGGTTGGGTACAAAAGGATAAACGCAAAGCCAGAACGCAAGGGATTGACCCGTTGACCTATTGGAAGGGGGTAGAACTCGTCAATAGCGGGCGCAGTCGCGCCAATTTCACCGAAAATCGTGGTTATCCGAAACGGATTATTTACCACTGGCAGCCACTTTATCAAACCTGGGGACCATCGGTATGTTTATAAAATATTTAACCGGCCTGTTTGGTAAAGAGATTGGTAAAACCCTGATTAACGGACTGCTTATTGCCGCAATTTCTATCTGGGGCTATTACCGGGCGTATCACAGCGGTTACCAATCTGCCAAGCTTGAGTTTGAAATCATCAAAAACCAAGTGGTACAAGCACAATTACTTGAGCTGGACAAACAAATTAAGCAAGCAAACCAAGCGAATTTAACCCTGACGGAAAATTTGAGGTACTACCAACAACTGGGAGACAAAACCACTGATGAATTACAAAAAATTCTGGCAAAAACAAGCGCTTTGCGTGCTACTTGCCGTTTTGATACTGACAGCATGCACAGCCTCAACACAGCCCGTCAACGTGCGACAACCTCCGCTACCGGCGGTATTACAGACCGCGTGTCCACCGCCGGTAAGCCTTCCGGCCAATAACGCAGAGGCAGTATTTATCGCACTCAAACAAATGTATGACTTATATGGCGAATGTGCGGGTAAACATATTGAATTAATTAAAACAATAAGTAAGGAAAATTTATGATTGAAATCAGCGGGTGGCAGGTTGTCACTTATTTTGTGGGGTTGATCATTACCATTATTGGTATGCTGATAGGCTTCGGTAAAATTTTACTGGCGCAGTTTGAATCAAAACTCAACGAAAAATTCAAATTCAGCGAAGAGCGTTACCGTCGATTACATGACGACATTAAAGCCGCCAAAGAGTTATCCGAAGCCGCCAATAAAACCGTGACGGAGCTTAAAATCAGTATGCCGAACGATTATCAGCGACGCGAAGATGCTATCCGCAGCGAAACCGTCAATTCAGCACGTTTTGACGCAATTAACGCCAAGTTAGATCAGGTGATCTTGATGAACGGGAAGTAACACTATGATTAATTTTGAACAAAATAAAAAAGAACATATTCGCTGGTTGATTTTACTCACGCTCGACCACGCCCGCCCTATCGGTGCGCCGGAAAGTCTGCTGTTATCCACTATCCAAACCGTACCGATTCAACTGACAATGATTGAGTTACGTCGAGAGTTGGATTATTTACAGGATAAGGGATTGGTTGAAATCAAGGGACGTGATACCGCCCGTTGGCATGCAAAACTCACCAGCGCCGGTGTAGATATCGTGGAATATACCACACCTGTCGGTCAAGGTATCGCCCGTCCGGAAAAATACTGGTAGGGAGTTATTATGCCAAAACGTTCAACTGTCAAACAATTGCCAAAAGCGGTTAAAGATTGGCTGGATGCGGCATTGGTCGAAAGTAATTTTAGCGGCTATCGTGAATTAGAAGAAGCGCTGAAAAAACGTGGGTATGATATTTCAAAAAGTGCGGTGCATCGCTATGGTCAAAAGTTAGAGCAACGTCTTGCTTCGATTAAAGCCAGTACGGAAGCTGCTAAAGTGATTTCTGAAAACATCAGTAACGAGAAAGGTGCGCAAAGCGATGCGATTTTAGAGATGATCCAAAGCGAAGTGTTCCAGGCGTTAATGAGTTTGGAAGAAATCAAGGAAGAGGACGACCCGATGAAACGCCTTACCGCGTTATCGTTTGTGGGGAAAAACATCAGCCCACTTATTGGTGCCAGTATTAATCTGAAAAAATATCAAGCTGAAATCAAAGCCCGTGCCGAAGCCGCCGCGAAGGAAGTGGAAACCTTGGTTAAGAAAGGCGGTTTAAGTGCGGATACGGCAGACCAAATACGTCAACAAATTTTGGGGATCACCGCGTAATGGAAAATACCACTGAAACTGCCCGCACGCCCGCCGTATTGTTACCGTATCAGCAAAAGTGGTGCGCTGATACGACCGCCGTTAAAGTCTGCGAAAAATCCCGTCGTATCGGTCTATCCTGGGGCGAAGCTGCCGACACCGCACTATTGGCGGCGTCTCAACAAGGCATGGACTCATGGTATATCGGCTATAACAAAGAAATGGCATTAGAGTTTATCCGCGACTGCGGCAACTGGGCGAAAGCCTACGGTTTGGCAGCGGGCGAAATCGAAGAAACCGAGGAAATTTTTAAAGAAGGCGACGAAGAAAAAGCCATTCTGGCTTACATCATCCGTTTTGCCAGTGGTTGGCGAATTACTGCACTGTCTTCCAGACCTTCAAACTTGCGCGGTAAACAAGGGCGCGTCATCATTGATGAAGCCGCGTTCCACGACGACCTAGAGGAGTTGATGAAAGCCGCAATGGCGCTCTTAATGTGGGGTGGTCAGGTGCATATTATCAGCACCCACAACGGTGTCGATAATCCGTTTAACGAGTTGATAAGCGACGTCAAAGCGGGGAAAAAACCTTATAGCCTACACACCATTCCTTTCGATAAAGCTATCCAAGATGGGCTTTATCAGCGCATTTGTTTACGTTTAGGACGTGAATGGACGAAAGCAAGCGAAGATGCCTGGGTAGCTGAAATCCGTGCTTCTTACGGTGACGCCGCCTCCGAAGAGTTGGATTGTATCCCGCGCAACTCGGGCGGTGCATGGCTTACCCGCGCGCTCATTGAAAGCCGCATGAGCAAAGATACGCCGCTTATCCGCTTAACCAAAAAAGACGAATTCAGCCTTGTTGACGAACCCGTGCGCTATGCTGAAATCGAAGCATGGTGCGAAGAGAACCTGTTGCCGGTGTTGCAGGCATTGCCGAACGGGCAACGCAGCTATATCGGCGAGGACTTTGCGCGCAGCGGAGACTTATCGGTGATTTGCGTAGGACAGGAACAGCTCGATTTAACACTGAAAGAAGTGTTGGTGCTGGAAATGTCAAAAATCCCGTTTAAGCAACAAGAACAGATTTATTACTACATCGCCGACCGCCTACCACGCTTTTCCAAAGCCGCGAATGATGGACGGGGCAATGGGCAATTCTTATCGGAAGCGGCATTTGACCGTTATGGACAGGTCGTGGAATCGGTGATGTTAAGCGAATCATGGTACGCCCAACATGCGCCACCGTTTAAAGCGGCACTCGAAGACGGTACTTTTCACTGTATTCCGCATCACGCCGATATGCTGGACGACTTGCGCGCATTCCAGGTGGTAAAAGGCGTGCCACGAATTCCGGATAAACGAACTCAAGGTAATAATGGCACCCAACGACACGGCGATGCAGGCATAGCCAAACTCCTGCTCTATTACGCCTATCGCACCGACGAAGGTTTTGAAATTGATTTTAAAGCCGGGCAGCGTCGTACTACGGCAGATTTATTCGGGACAAGTAGCTCATTTTCCACACGTGGCTTTGGCACGGTACGCGGACATAATAATTTTAGAGGATTTTAATGATGGGGTTTAAAGATTGGTTCAAAAGCAAAAATAAAAAACCGGAAACCAACCGTGAAATCGCCACAACCGGCGACGGACAGGATATTACCAAAGGTTATGTTGGGGCATTGGCGCAACCGGAAGATGGCGTATTACGCGGACGCGGTAACGGTGACCTGTCGCTGTATGGGAATGTATTAAGCGATGAAGAAGTTAAACGCACCCTTACTCAACGCCAAGATGCATTGATTGCCCGCGAATGGACGGTAGAGCCTGCAAGCGACGAACCGCAGGATGTAGAAGCAGCGGACTTTATCCGCGATTGGGTGGCTGAAATTGGTTTTGACCGCATTACTAAACTCATGCACTACGGTATTTTTTACGGCTATGCAGTGGCAGAATTAATTTATCGAGTGAATGATAACGGCAAGTATGTCGCAGATATCAAAGTGCGCAACCGTCGCCGTTTCCGCTTTACGCCAAAGGGCGAATTGCGCTTACTTACCCGTACAAACCAAACCGAGGGGATTGAATGCCCGGCACCGTATTTTTGGTGTTTTTGCACTGGTGCCGACCATGACGACGAACCCTATGGTATTGGTCTTGCTCATTGGTTGTATTGGTTAAGTTATTTTAAGCGTAACGGCGTGAAATTTTGGCTGATTTTTTTGGAGAAATTTGGTATGCCGACGGTGTTGGGTCGCTACGGCAAGAATGCCAGCGAAGCCGACCAAAAAAGACTGTTGGAGGCGGTAGAATCTATCCAATCCGACAGCGGCATTGTGATACCGTTAGATATGCCCATTGAGCTGTTAAGTCAGGGGCGCACCGGTAACGGCTCCTACAAAGAGTTGTTTGATACGATGAATGAAGGTATCCAGCGCGTGGTGCTCGGGCAAACCTCCTCATCAGGTGGCACGGCAGGACGTTTAGGAAATGATGATTTACAGGAAAAAGTGCTGGAATCTATCATCAAAGCGGACTCTGACGTGATTTGTGAATCTTTTAACCGCGGTCCGGTGACATGGTTGACTCAAATGAATTTTGCCAATGCACGCCCACCCCGCGTGTTTAGAGTGTTTGATGAGGCGGAGGACTTAACGCAAAAAGCCAACCGCGACAAAGTCATTTTTGAAACCACTGGCTATCGCCCGACCTTGGGACAAATTCAGGCATCTTACGGTGGTGACTGGGAGAAAGCGGAAGGGTCGAATAATGATGATCCGGCACCCAATAAGCCGGTCACGAAAACGGCGGACTTTGCGGACACGGTGGAAAAAGACATCCCTGCGCACATGGTTGACCAGCTCGACGGCAATCTTGCCCCGGTAATTGATGACTGGGTGGGCAAAGTGCGCGCGTTGGCCGAACGTGTAGAATCGCTTGAACAATTGCGCGATGAATTGCTGACAATCCTGCCGGAGATGAGCCTTGAACAATATTCCGCTGCCATGGCGATTGCACTTAATGCGGCCAATTTAAGCGGACGTGAATCGGTCGTAAGCGAGGCGGGCAATGAGTAAAGTGGCGTATGGGCGTGTGCCGTTTAATGAGCAGATTGAGTTCTATAAGCGCAAAATTCCGACCCCTACTGCCACATGGACGGATATTTACAACGCCGAGCATGATTACGCGGCAGTCGTTGCCGGTGCCAATCGGCGCGAAATCATCGAAGATTTTGCAAACAGTATTCAGGATTTTATTAAAAATGGCAAAACCCTGGAAGATTTTCGCAAGGATTTTGACAATATCGTCGCGAAACACGGCTGGGATTATCACGGCGGGCGCAACTGGCGCAGTCGTATTATTTACGAAACCAATCTGCGCTCCAGTTATCAGGCGGGCAGATATACCCAATTGCAGGAGCTCAAAGAGGTCATGCCGTACTGGGAATACGTCCACAGCGACGCCGTCAGCCACCCGCGCATTGAGCACCTGCACTGGGACGGCTTGATTTTACGCCATGACGACCCGTGGTGGCAAACCCACTTCCCGATCAACGCTTGGGGTTGTCAATGTACCGTTATCGGACGCAGTCAAGAATACATGGACCGCAACGGACTCAAAGTAGATAAAGCGCCGAATATCGAATGGGAAGAACGTCTTATCGGCGCGCGCGGGTTGAATCCGCGCATTGTGCAAGTGCCAAAAGGTATCGACCCCGGCTTTGAGCACATACCGGGCGCATCACGCTTAAACAGTCAAACCCTACCGCCGTTAGACGACGGCGGACAACCGCGCCGCGTAGCGTTTTATCCGCACCGTAGTGATACGCCAATTCCAATGCCGTCGCCGCGCAAAGTCTCCGCCGGGTTATTGTTGCCGGAAGGTAAAGAGGACGGATTTTATATCAATGCATTTTTATCCGAATTCGGCGCCACCGCAGAAAAACCCGCGATATTTAAAGACGTGCTGGGTGAAAGCCTGGTAATTAGTGATGCCCTGTTTACCTCGCGCAGTGGTCACTCCAAACTTAAAAAGCGCGGGCGCGAGGTGTATTTGAAGATTTTAGCTATGGCGCTGAAGTCGCCCGATGAAATCTGGACGCGTGCCGAATATCATCACTACTTGAAACTGCTAACCGTGCGCCGTCGTTATATCGCCCGCTTTGAATTAGACAGCGACGGACATAATGTGCCGGCATTGGCGGTGTTTGATGTTGGGCGTGACGGCTGGGAAGGAACGACGATATTTGCGCCGGACAAAGAAGAATACTTAGAGCAGGTGCGCACCGGTGTGATGTTATATTACCGGGATGATGAAGGCTAAAAAACTCACCCGCCGCCACAGGTGAGTTCTCGCCGGGTGTGGGATTGGAGGTCCTGGCGGGGACTGCCCACCCGATGCGTTGAAATCAATATAGGACAAAATATGACCGCAGTCAACATCGAATTAGATATTAAAACGCTTAGTCGCATACTGGATAAAGCGGTGGCACGCTTAAGTCGCCCCAAGCTGATGTTTGCCGAAATGGGCGAAGAATTACTGGCGATCCATTTTGCCCGCTTTACCGCCCAACAAGCCCCCGATGGTACGCCGTGGACACCACTTAAAGATTGGTATCGCGAGAGCAAAAAGAAAAACGCTGACAAAATTTTAACCCTCGACGGGCATTTGAGCGGTACACTGCGCTACCAGGCAAGCGATACTGGAGTGGTCTTCGGCAGCGACCGACCTTATGCCGCCATCCATCAATTCGGTGGAACGGTCACTGCAAAAAATGCCAAGGCATTAAACGTACAGGGACGCCCGGTAAAAAGTGTCACTATCCCGGCACGCCCATGGCTCGGTTTGTCGGCAGACGATGAACAGCGATTACTGGAAATTGCCCGTAAACACCTGAAAAACGAATTTAACGCCTAAAGGCGCACCCTGGCATTTTTATCTGTTTTTCGATACATTGTTGCTTAAATAGTTTTTTGGGTGTTTATAAACGTTTATAAACGCCTAAAATGCGCAAAATAAGATATTATCCCATCGCATTTTATCCACTTCTTTACTTAACACATTCTAGACGCGTCCAAAATACATTTTTTTTCCTACTCGTCATACTGGCTCCATTGAATTAACCGGAGCAACATTTCAACATGACATTAACCAAAATGCCGATTATGAAATTAGGCACTCATACGGCGATGGACGGGCGTGATATCTCCTTTACGGCGGACATGCTCAATGATATTGCCGACAGTTACGACCCGCAATTAGCCGAATCACCGATTGTTATCGGTCACCCAAGTCTTACCGCCCCGGCTTACGGTTGGGTGAAACAAACCAGCGTGGAGGACGGCACACTTTACGTCCACGTGGGACAGGTTGATGCAGCCTTTGCCGAGGCGGTAAACAGCGGACGCTATAAAAAGCGCAGTGCATCCATTTTTTTGCCGGAAACGCCCGGCAATCCGAAACCCGGTCATTATTATTTACGTCATGTCGGCTTTTTGGGCGCCGTACCGCCCGCCGTGAAAGGCTTGGCAGACGTAAACTTTGCCGAAAGCCAAGGCGGTGAAAATGCGTTTGCCGACTTTGCTTTTGACGAATCCGACTCTGATCACCCCAAACCACAGGAGAAAACCATGACAGAAGCAGAACAACAAGCCGCGATTGAAGCCGCCGCCGCAAAACTGGCAGCCGACGAAGTGGCGAAGAAAGAAGCTGATTTTGCCGCACGTGAAGCCGCTATTGCCGACCGCGAGAGCAAAGTCAAAGCTGCCGAGGAAGAAAAAGCCAAAGCGGAAGCCGAAAAGCAGAAAAAAGAAGCCACCGATTTTGCCGACAGCCTTGTAAAAGCGGGTAAATTATTGCCGGCACATAAAGCAGGATTAGTTGAAGTGATGGTGCAACTGGGCAATGCCCCAGTGTCGTTTTCCGACGGCTCACAAACCGTCTCCAAATCGTCTATTGACGTATTAAAAGACGTACTTAACACCAAACCGGTCGATTTTTCGGAAAAATCCGGCGAAGAAGGTGAAAAAGACAAAGACGCGGTGGATTTTGCCGATGGTGCGTCTATCGCTAAAGCGGCGACCGCCTATCAAGCGGAACAAGCGAAAGCGGGCGTTGAAATCTCAATGACCGATGCCGTCAATCATATTATGCAAGGAGCGAAAAAATAACCCAAACCCCTGAATTAACCGTTGCTTACATTACCGAAGGCAAAATCGAAGGTTATCACATTGTCTGCCACGGTGAAGAAAAAGAAGGCGCTAAACAGGCCACTGCTGCGACGGATAAATTATTAGGCATCGCGACTCGCGTGCCGAAAGAGCCTGGCGAACATGTTGATGTTGTGCGCTCCGGCTTATATCCGGTGATGTACGGTGCCGACATTAAGCGCGGTGATTGCTTAACCGCCGATGCACAAGGTCGTGCAGTAAAAGCCACGGCTAAACAAGCCTACATCGGTTTTGCGGAAGAAGATGGCGGTGAAGGCGATTTAGGCTCGCTTTTCATCGTACCGGGTTTTGCCGCTGAATAAGGCGTTAATGAAACTTAAGCGAAAACTGTAATTAATTTTCACCTATTGAAAAAAGGATCAAAAATGAGTAAAGCAAATTTCCCTGTCAATCCGGCACTAACCGCGATTGCGATTGCATATCGTAACCGCCGCATGATTGCCGACGAAGTGTTACCACGTACTACCGTGGCAAAACAGGAGTTTAAATATCTAAAACATGATTTAGGCGAAGGTTTTACCGTGCCTAAAACCATTGTCGGTCGTACATCCCGCCCGAACCAGGTGGAATTCAGTGCCACCGAATTGACCGCGTCCACCGAAGACCATGCATTAGACGCACCGGTGCCGTTGGTTGATGTTAAAAATGCACCGCCAAATTATGACCCGGACGGTCGTGCAGTGGAACAAACCATCAATTTGATTGATTTGGCGCGAGAAGTGCGCACAGCGGGCCTGGTGTTTAACAAAAAATCCTACGCCAGCGGTTTAAGCAAAACTTTAAGCGGCAATGACCAATGGACACATGATGATTCTGATCCGATTAAGCAATTATTGGAAGCACTGGATACGCCGATTATGCGTCCGAATATCATGATTTTGGGACAAAAAGCGGCTACGGCATTACGCACCAACAAAAAAATCATCAAAGCCTACAACGGTACCTTGGGCGATAGTGGTTTAGTGCCGTTAGCGTTCCTACGTGAGTTATTTGAGTTGGATAATATCTTGGTTGGTCAGACCTTGGTGAATACCGTCAACCAAGCCAAGAAACCTGTGCTTGCCAAAGCCTGGGGCGGTCACTGCTCATTGATTTATCGTGACGTATTAGCCGATACCCAACACGGCACTACATTCGGTTTAACCGCCCAATTCGGTACCCGTGAAGTGCGCACAATCTTCGACGAAGACATTGGCTATCGTGGCGGCAACCGTCACCGCGTGGGCGAATCTGTCAAAGAGTTGATTACTGCACAAGACCTCGGTTTCTTCTTAGAAAACGTTATCGCATAAGGTCGTCACATGTATATCAGCCTGCAACAATTAAGTGAAAAACCTGGCGTGATGGAACTGGCGCAAGTTACTGCGCAGGTGGGGCAACCCCCTGCCGACTGGCGTGTTATCGACAAAATCATTGACGGTGAGGATACTTCCGGCGTGCAACCGGAAACCCTCGAAAAAGCACAGCAGGCAATCGCCCGCATCGAAGAAGTGATTGCAGACGCCTCGGCGTTAATTGACGGTTATTTACGTCAGCGCGGCTATAAGCTGCCGTTTAAGCAAACACCGCGTATTTTGACGACTTGGGCGCGTGCAATTGTTCGCTACTCTCTTCATCAACATTTGATATCCGAAGAGAAAAATAGTCCGATTGTACGTGACTATCGCGATGCCTTGAAATTGTTGCAACTGGTTGCTGAAGGTAAATTTTCTTTAGGAATGGAAGATGAGCTTGTACCTGCTTCCGGCTTTCCGAAATTTACCAAGCGCGACCGCGTGTTTACCGCCGAAACTTTGAAGGATTACTAATGCAATACGGTCCCTTTGACTTAAAGCATGTGATTGAACAGCTCAAACCACTACAACCGGAATACATTCATACGTTGGGTTCGACCGCGGAATATCGATCAATCACGGAATTAAGCCTTGCCGGTTTACCGACACCGGCAGTATTTGTGGTACCTAATGGCGAAATCGGAACGCTTAATGATATTTCGGTACGTCAGATGGTCACCGTGAGCTTTTCGGTCATCGTAATTGTTCAGTCATATCAGTACAACATCGAAACACCGCATTTGAACGTGAGTAATCCGGTTATCGGCAAAATCCGGGAACAGCTGATGGGCTGGCGTCCACCGCTACCGGGCGCAAAAGAAACCTTTTTTGTACGCGGTGATGTAGTGGATTACAGCAACGCTTACCTGGTCTGGATGGAGACCTATCAAACCAAAATTATCATGGGGAGAAACCGATGAAGCAAATTAAATTAAACCAATCGCACGTCCACGCAGGTGTCGGCTACTCGGCGGGTGATGTGATTGACGTAACCGACGCCGACGCGGCGTATCTCATCCGGCATCAAATCGGCACGGCAGTTAAAAGTGCGGATGAAAATACTGGCAAAACCGGCATAGCGGAACAACAACCGCCCACAGCCGAACAAACCGAAAACTCCGGCATCAATGCCGACACAGTGCCGTTAAACGGCGAAACTAACGAATCCGAACAAGGAGAACAATAAATGGCACACGTTGAAACATATTCTTACGGTCAGGGCAAGCTTTATCTTGCTGTGCGTGACGCAATGGGCAACATCGGCGCGCAACGCTGGGTAGGTGATGTGTCCGAGCTATCCATTTCATTAAGTGTGGAAAGTTTTGAACACACCGAATCCTATTCCGGCGCGCGTCAAAAAGTGCGCAAAATTATCACTGGGAAATCTGGCGAAATATCCGCTAAATTTCACGAATTAAGCGTTGAAAATTTGAGTTTGACCCTGTTGGGTAGCGCCTCAAAAAAAGAAGCGGCGAGCGTCTCCGGCGAGGCGCTACCGAAAGAAATCAAAGCGGGTGATCGTATCACTTTGGCACATCAAGATGTGAGCGAAGTCAAAATCGGGTCTCTGGTTGAGGGTACGGATTACAGCGTTGATCCAATTTTCGGTGCAGTGGAATTTTTGAAAGACATTCAGAATAACACCGACACAGTGGCATACAAGCACGGCGCTTCAGAAAGTGTGGCAATGCTTACCGAAAATCCACAGGATCTTTTCTTGCGTTTTGAAGGGATGAACTTAGCGGAGCTGAACGAATGGACGGTTGTTGAGCTTTATAAAGTTAATTTTAACCCGACGGAAGCCCTAAATCTGATTAATAACGATAACTCATTAGATGCGTTATCTACTAAAGCCCAGGTGCTTGCTGACACTACTAAGGTCGGTGATAAAGCGCTCGGCCGCTTTGGTCGCGTGATTAAAATCCGCAAATAAATTCATTCCCTAGGGAATACCTGGGGAATTCCACGCAAAAGTAAAATTAAGGCATAAAAATGAACACTCCGGCTCCTTCTGAACTTGACATTCTCTACCCTAATCGCGACATCACCGTCGGTGGTGAAACGGTGACCGTGAAAGAATACACGCTCCTTCAGCAAATGCAACACCATGCAAAATTCACGCCGTTTGTTGCCGGTCTGCGGGCAATTCTTGGGGACGGGTCACCAGATGACATCAAGTTTGAACAGATTATGCAAGCGTTAAGCGACAACTACCACGACATCATTGAGCTGGTCGCCATATCAACAGGTAAAACCCCGGCGTTCATTGCCAATCTTGAGGCAAAAGAGGGCGAAGATTTGATTTTGTTGTGGTGGGCGGTCAACAGTGATTTTTTTACCCGAAAAGCGGTACAACCGCTCATCGAAAAACTGGCAAAGACCAATGCAGAGAAACTGATTGGGGCGAACTTATAGAGCATCTTATCGCAAACGGTCATCAATTTAGCGAACTGGGACATTATACCGCCCGACAGCTTATTCTTTTTTACGAAAAATCCTTGTTGCGTGCCCGCCGTGAACGTGCCGCCCGTGCGACCGATTGTGCGGTCGGTTTTAGTGGCGGGAGCGACTTAACAAATTATATCAAGGATCTGACCGACTAGCAGTACGGTCTTTTTGAGGTGAATTTATGGCAGAGACTTTAACGCTTGCGATGCGCATTAAAGCCGACGTGGATTCGGCATTGCGTAATTTAAAACAAATTAAAGCCGAGCTTTCCGGCACCGGTGCGGCAAGTGACCGTTTGGGGGTGCAAGGTAAAGCCGGTGCGCAAGGGTTAAATACGCTTGATAAGGCGACGGTGTTGCTTAATAAAAACCTCAAACAAACAAAATCCGACATTACCCACGTTACCCAACAACTCAACAGCTTTAAATCCCAATTACTGGGCTTTGCCGCCATTACCGGGGTGTCATTAGGCGTTAAAAGTATCTTATTAGATGCCGATGCCATGAACAGCTATCAGGCACGCATCCGTTTAGTTTCCCGTTCTAATAATGAGGCAAAAGGCACATTTCGTGAACTCATGGATATTTCAAATGAGACGGGAAATGCCTTCGCCTCCACTGCCGAACTTTATACCCGCGTATTTCGCGCGTTAGGTAATAAAGCCAACAGCGCGGAACTTTTACAATTTACGCGTACGTTACAACAAATGGTCGTGGTATCCGGTGCCCTCCCGCAAGAAGCGCAAGCCGCGATTATCCAATTATCGCAAGGGTTAGCCTCCGGTACATTGCGTGGTGAGGAATTTAACTCGGTTGCCGAACAAATGCCGATTTTTTTAGAAGTGTTGCAAAAATCCCTCGGTAAAACCCGTGGTGAGTTACGCAAAATGGCAGAAGCGGGAGAACTTACGCCGCAACTTATCTTAGGGGCAACCAAAGAAGCGGCAGCGGAAATCCAAAAGCAATACGAATCCATGCCACTGACTATCGGGCGGGCGGCAAATCAATTAAAAAACAGTTGGAGCGATTGGATTAATCAAACCAATAATGCCGTTTCAGTCACCGGTGCCGTTGCCGGGGCGCTTTCCGGATTGGCATCAAATCTGAATGCGCTCGGCAATATTGGGCTGGTTGTTGCGGTGGCAATGGCATCCCGTTTCACGGCAGGTATGGTACAAAGTGCCGCCGCAATGGTGCGCAATTCTGCCGTCACCGCCGTTGCCAATAACACGCTTGTCGCCCGCGCAGCAATTGAAGTTAAAGCCGCACAGTCGGCGGTCGCAATGGCAGCCTCGACAGAGAAAGCGACACTGGCAACAGAACGCCTTGCATTGGCAAACCGTCATCTTGCGTTAGCTATGCGAACGGCGACATTTAGCGGCTTGGGTCAAAGTTTGCTGGCACTTGCCGGCGGTCCGATTGGGCTGGCGATTACGGCGATTTTCGGACTTTATGCTGCGTATGAATACATCAAGGGCAAAGAAGCAGAACTTGATACGGCATATCAACAAACGGCAAATAGTATCCAATCCAACATCGAAAAAACCGAAGCACTTATTGAAGCGCGGACTAAACTCGGTGAAATCGGTGGGTTTAGCGAACGTATCAGTCAGGTTGATATTAATAATAAAGCGATTGAAGAGGCTAAATCACAGCTTGATGCATTGATTCAACGTCGCAATGAATTACTGAATACTAACCGCACAAGTGTCATGGGCGGACTCATTAATGCCGACGAAATCAATGACATCAATACAAAAATTAAGGTGTTACAAGCGACCATCAATGACTTGTCCGATGCTACCGGTATGCTGGCGGATTTAAACCAACAGCAACTTACCGCCGCATTTAACGAGGCGATTGCCGCCGGTGGCGAGTTGGCGCAGAAGTTAAAAGACATCGGCGACCCGAGTGCCCCGGAAGCCATTAAACTCATCACCGACGAAATCAAAAAAGTGGAAGCGCAAATGAATACGTCGGTGGGTGAGCTTGATAAGTTTGAGAAGAAAATCCGCAACGAACTTGTCGGTACGACAATGAGTGCGACCCAACAACTTGAAGCGATGCGTGATGAGTTTCGCGCATTGGGCGCACGTGCCGGTAAAACGGCTGCCGAATTAGATCCGATTATTGAGCGCTTTAACATGGTGATTGGCTTGCAAAAACAACTTGAGCAAGCCAAACAGCAAAAAGAAACCGGGAATTATCTTGATAGCCTACAAAACCAACTCACCGGCAAAACTAAAGGGACGGCGGCACGGATTAAAGAGCAAAGCCGACAAAAAGGATTGACCGGTGATGATCTCGCTAAAGCCGATGCACTCGCTGAACAAATTGAAGCGGCAGAAAAAGCCAAAAAACATGCCCGCTCATCAAAAAAAGCAACATACGATCCGACCGATAAAAACCTGGCGTTGAACGTGCAGTATTTGCGCTTAACCGGGCAAGAAGTGAAAGCCAATTTAACGGATATTGAAGGGCGTTATAACAAGCTCTTAGCCGAGTTCCAAAAACACTCAAATGTTGATGGAATTAATCTTATTAAAAAAATCCTGCCGTTGGAGCAAGCTAAAGTCCAAATCAACGGCGTACAAGCAGAGCTTAACAAAATTTATCAAAATCAAAGCGCCCAAGAGCAAAAAATTCAAGCACAAGTGCAAGTCGGTATTCTTACTCATCTTGAGGGGCAACAGCAGCTTAAACAAGTCTATGCCAACACCGTTGCGGAAATTGAAAAGCAAATTCCGTTACTTGAGAAACTCGCCCAAATGCCGGGTGCGCAAGGCGAGCAAGCCCGCACCATGCTCGACAATATGAAAATGAAGATTGAAGAGTTAAAAAGCGCCGGCAATGAGATGGAAAAAGCCTTTAAAGACGGCTTAACACAGGGGATTCAATCCGCTCTGATGGGGCTGGCAAAAGGGACGATGTCGTTGCGTGATGCGGTAAAAAATCTCGCTTTAACGGTAGTAAATGCGATGGCGCAAATCGCCGCCCAACAACTGGCGATGCAAACCAGTAGTGCGGTCGGCGGTTGGTTAGGATTTGCGGGTAGTGCTGCCGGGGCGGTGAGTGCGGCAACCGGTGGTTATATACGTGGTGCCGGCACAAGCACATCGGATTCTATTCCCGCACGACTTTCCAACGGCGAATATGTCGTCCGGGCGGCAGCCGTATCACGCTACGGTGTCGATTTTTTACATGCCATTAATCGTGGGCAACTGCGTCAATACGCAAGCGGTGGTGTGGTATCAAGCCCGAGTATGCCGACCTATCGCGAGCCGGGGTTAAGTGATTCGCTACGCGAGGGGCATAGAGATTCGCAAGTCGTAGCATCTCCTGTCAATATTCAACAAACCCTCGCGGTGGATAGCGCAGAACTCTTTACTGCCGGACTTAATTCGGTAGATGGCGGGCGTGCGGTGATGACATTTCTCGTCGCAAACAAAGAGACACTTAAACAAGCATTAAATTAGAGGTTAAAAATGGCTTATAAGACAGGCACAGCACAAAATGAGCGTGATTTGCTTGATATTTTAAACAAATTTCTGACAACCGATCCGACGTTAGTCGCTAACGGGCAAAACTGGACGGTATTGTTTGACCGCACAATCCCCGCCACGACAACACAAAAAGAAATTCGCCAAATCGCGTGGAAATCAACCGGCACGGGCATTGAGCAGGATATTTATATTTGTGCTTCAACGGATAACTTGGTCGTTGATGATACGTACAACTTAAATTTTTGGGGCGGTACGTTTTATAACAAAGAATTGGTCAAAAATAACAATATCAGCACCGGCATGCTTAACTGTTCGCCGGGTGTGGCACTGTTTGCCGACAACCGTCCGATTGAATATCACATCGTTGCAAGCGGGCGTTGTTGCAAGATTGTTACGCGTATCTCGCAAGTGTGCTCAAGTGCATATTTAGGCTTTATTTTACCCACCGTACCGCCGACCGAATACCCTTATCCGCTTTGTATTGCCGGCAGTGCCCCTTTAATTAGTGATATTAAAAGTGCGGTACGGATTCGTTATTCACAGGCTGATCAGTTTAATTCGTCGATTGTCAATCCACTTTACGGCAATTGTTGGTTAATTACACCGGACCAATCGTGGCGTGATTTTTACGGTGAGAATAATAAAAACCTTACCGGAGATTCCGGGGGGCAATATTTGTTTCCAATGGGGAATTACAACATCTACAACCGATATAAACAACCGCAAATTTTAAGTGCGCTGGGTGCCTCGCCGGGCGGTAGTTTTCCACTTATCCCGGTCGAGTTTTTTAGCAATGGAAAATCCAGTCAGGGTGGTAATCGGTGGGGTGCGATGGAGGGGATTTACTGGATACCCGGTATCCAACGTGCGGCGGGTGATAAAGTGACCTTTGACACCACAAGAACCGGCATTGTTTTTAATGGCGGCTTTAGAGTGAATACGAAAGATTATTTTGTCATGGAAACATCGGAGGCATAAATGGCATATCAAACAGGTACGGCAAAAACACTCAATGAGCTACTGATTAAATTAGGGGAATTCGCCACGCAACAAGGTTGGATAATTGATAAAACCGAAAATAATGCACTTTATTTACATGGTAAAGAGGGCTTTTGGACACTTTATTTAAGTTCAAATAATAAAAATTTGTTGATCTGTGCAAACACCGGATTTGACAAAAATAAAAAACCGTATGAGCAACCGGGGGCGTCAAGACTCAATGCTTATCGCGAAATCAACACGACCACGACACAAATTAATAACGGTGATTATGTCTCATACGATTTTTTCGGTACGGCTAAGTACCTGCATGTTGTCGTGCAAATTGAAACGGAAAAATTTCGCCACTTCGGTTTTGGTACACTTGATAAAGAAGGCGATTATATTGGTGGTCAGTATGCTTACGGCACATTTATTACAGACAGTTATGGACATTATCAAAATGTTGATCACACTTACGGGTTTTCAAATGGGGCAACCGGCAATCAAGCGGTGGTTAGAGCCGACGGTATTAGCGGTGATAAACGCTCACCGTGGTATTTTGCCCCGGCAAGCGTTAATGATTTTTCCAACTTAGGTAAAGCCGAGTGCGGACGGTATGTATTATCTCTGGGTCGGGCATCGATGTTTGAGGATAACTATACTTATCACCCGGATAGATTGTTAATCCTGTTTAGTCAATCCAAGTTTGGTCAGGCGTTAATACCGTGTCCGCATAGTTTGATTGCTCATGGCATAGATGGGGTGTTTCGACGGCTTGGTACCTTGCCGGACCGCTATGAATGCACGATGACCGGTATTCAGCCGCGTCAAATTTTAGAGATTAATGGCGAGCGTTGGATGATTATCCCGAGTGCACAGTATGACGCTCGAAATGAAAGCCGAATTGAAGAAGGTAAAAATAATTCCGGAACCCAAGGCGTAGCTTATCGCATCATTGAGTAGATTTTATGGCTGATATTACCGCATTTAAAGTAAAAACAGGGGCAACGGCACAACTTAAAGATACGGGGTATCTTGACCGCTTGTTTACACACCGCGGGGCAAATCAACGCCTATTACGCCCGCCTGCCCGTTTGCAAACCGGCAAACTTACGCCGGGCTTACAGCCGGATTTAACACAGCCAACCCAAGCCCATATCGTGGCGAACTATTACGCGGATTTATATAAGCGCATTATTGTTATTCCGCACACGGTCAATTTGGGGGCAATTTCAACCGAGCAAGTGTTTAATGTTCAGGTCTGGAACGCCAACAGAAGTGCGGTAAAACTGCTCTCGGTCTCTGTTACCGGTGGTGAAGGCATTGAGCTTATCGGGATAAAAAGCGGCACGTTTAACGCGCTTTCGCTTAAAAAATGGCAAGTCAATGTCGGTATGAACGGTTCTGCGGTGATTGATTGCGTTGTGACATTTAATTTTTTGGGTAAGCCCCCCGTAACATTGCACATTATCGGTTCGCGTTCGACCGATTGGCAATTTTTCCCGGACTGGTCTGACGGTCTAACCGAAAACCTTGAGTTTTTAACCCGCGTGCATCAATCGGTAACCGGTGCCGAGCAACGTATTGCCCGCCGTTTATCACCGCGCAGAACCTTTGAGTTTAAAGTCGCATTTAGCAATATTGAACGCCAACGCTTTGAAAATGCGCTCTATGCGTATGGTTCACGGGTTTGGTCTATGCCGATATTTACCGACTGTGCTTATTTATTAGATGATATCAAACAAGGGCAGAGCGAGATAAATATCAAGACGGCGGGCTATGATTTTTCAGTGGGCGGTCGTGCTATTTTGATGACCGAAAAAAGAAAAGAGATGGTCGAAATCAGCGCCCTGAAGGCAAATAAAATTACGATAAAACGCCCGATTGTCGGTAGTTTTGACCGCACACAAACCCAAGTTTATCCGCTTCGCTCGGCGGTATTGACGGACATGCCACAAGTCCGTCGGCTAAGTGATAACGTCTCTACGGCACAAATCCGCCTGCAGCTCCATGAGCATAATTCGTGGTCTGATGATGTCGGTTATTTGCCGCGTTATCGCCATCACCCGGTGTTAGAGCCGACCTCGGCGTGGTCGGAAGATATCACGGTACAATATGCACGGCTTATTCAAACGCTTGATAACGAGACGGGCTTGCCGCATTACCTGGACACTGCCAATAAAGCGATGCAAATTACGGCACACCGTTTTATTGCAACGGGGCGGGAAGAACAACGCAAACTGCGTAATCTGTTTTATTTTCTACGGGGTCGCCAACGGGTAATTTGGGTGGCAACATCAAGCACGGATGTCACACCGACAAGCGATATTCTCGGCAAAACCTTAGATATTGTCTCTATCAATTACACCGGCGCACTGCAAAAGCAAACCGGACGACAGGATATACGCATTGAGTGCACCGGCGGGCGCATTTTTTACCGACGAATACGTTCGTCAAATGTTGTCGATAGTCAAACCGAGCGGTTGGCACTTGATGGAGATGCCATCAACATCAAGCAAAATGAGATTTTAAAAATTTCGTTTCTCACCCTCTCTCGACTTGAGAGTGACACCGTCAGCTGGGTGCATCATACCGATGCCGACGGGACGGCAACGGTGACGGTGAGTTTTCGCGGGTTGCGTGATGAGCTTGAAACATCGCTTTAAAGTAGGTTTAAACGGTATTTAAACAGGATTTAAAAAGATGAGTTATTTAGATAAAACCCATTCTATTGCTGATGGGCAGCCGGTGAATCTTTATCAGTTTGTGCGCGGCGATAATGAGAAAATCTGGCGCTTTTGTGATGCCGACAAAGACTTAGAAATTAATGGTGAAAAATGGCTTGCCACCGCAATTGGCGACGAAGGACGACGCACAGGCGAGAATGTAACGGTCACGTTACCAAGTAATAATCCCGTTGCCCGACTCTATCGCGGCATTGCGCCAAGTCAAACGGTCACACTCACTATCATGCGCCTTAATTGGATGGACACCGAAATTCGGGTAGTGTGGATTGGTACTATTATTGAAGCCAAACGCCCGGATATTGCCAAAACCCAACTTATTTCGGCAGGTTTATCGGCAACAATGGAAAGCGCCGGCTTGCGGCTGACCTGGGGGCGCAACTGCCCTTATACGTTATACGACGGGGACTGTAAAGTGAAACCTGGCAATTTTGTGGTTGCGGGATTGATAATTAGTGCGATGGATGGCGCATCAATTACGGTGAATCTTCCCGATAATCTGCCGCAAGGTTGGTTTAATGCGGGGTTTATTGAATGGCAAGATGACGGCGTGCGCGAGGTGCGGGCGGTGACAATACATGAGCACAATAAATTGACATTAATGGGTGGAACACAAAAGCTCTCGGTCGGCACCGTTATTAAAGTTTATCCCGGTTGTGACGGGCGAGCGGAAACGTGTCTTAAAAAATTCGGAAATATGCTTAATTTCGGCGGCATACCACATATGCCGACTAAATCGCCGTATGACGGCTCAAGAGTATTTTAAGGAGGTAAAGGATGTGGGCAGCAGTCGGTTGGGCTATTGTTAAAGCGGTAGCGTGGATTGCGGTAAGTTATTTAGTCAATCAAGCACTGGCAAAGAAATCAAACACAAATAACCCGGATGCCGTCAATGCGAAGGATTGGAATTTTCCACAAATTGACGAAGGTACACCGCAATGCGTGTTTTTTGGAGATTGCTGGACGGAAGATTGGCAGGTGCTTGCGTATGGTAATTACCGCACTTCGGAAATTAAAAAAGGATAAACAATGGCTAAACTCATTATTACTATGCAGGACATGCGACGGGTCGATTTTTGCGCTTCCGGTGTCGAAGCCTTTTTCAAACGTGAAGGACTAGATTTTGAGGATTTTTTACAAAATGGGATTGATGCTGACACTTTTTTGGCGACCGGCAGCGTGTTTGCGCGTAAATGTGTGAATGCGGCAATCGCGGCGAAGGAGACTAAATAATGGGTGGCAAACGCAAAGGCAGTTCGGTTACGGTCGGTTACCGCTACTACTGGGATATTCATTCGGGGCTTGGACGTGGTCCGGTAGATGAAATTGTTGAGCTACGCGTTGATGATAAGACCGCTTATGTCGGCAAACCGGGCGAGCTGACCCATTCACAGGCGATTTATATTGATAAACCTAATTTATTCGGCGGTGAAGATACGGGGGGCGAAGGCGGCATACAAGGACGAATGGAAATCTTAATGGGTGAGCCGGACCAAAAACCGACACAAATGCTCATCAATTTGCTAAAAGGGGTGTTAAATCCCGCTTTACAAAATCATTCAAATTCGCTTAGTCGCAAACGCAATAAGAAAAAAGGCAAAAATAGCCAAGACAATTTTTTTACCCCTGACACTATTCAGCCGGGTCAGTCCGGTGCCGATGAGATGATTCCGGGCTTTCGCGGTATTGTGACGACAGTCTTTTCCGGACTTATCAGCTGCTATAACGCCTATCCGAAAAAGCACAGTTATCGCCTACGTCGCAGCCATAAAGGCTGGCAGGATCGTGCCGTGTGGTATCCCGAAAAAGCCAAAATTCTGCTACGTAATGACAACCTCAAAATAAAAGGGTTGACATCGGAGCAGGAAGAAAACGTGCGCCAAATTCATGCGATGAATCCCGCGCATATCTTGGTTGAGTGTGCGACAAATAAAAGCTGGGGCGGTAAAAAAGCCCTTTCCGAGCTGGATTTAGCAAGCTACCAAAAAGCGGCGGATACGTTATATGACGAAGGATTCGGGATGTGTATCCGTTATAACCGACAAACCTCAATTAAAGAATTTATTCAACAAGTAGTCGATCATATCGGTGCAGCGCAATATGACAATGTAGAAACCGGTAAGCAAGCCTTAAAACTTATCCGCCATGATTACAAGCCCGAAGATTTGCCGTTATTTACTTATGATAACGGTATTTTACGGGTACAGGACGACGACAGCGGCGCGACAGATAAACAAGCTAATCAGGTTGTCGTTAAATATCGCGATCCGGTAACAAACCGCGAAGATCAGGTTATTGCGAATAATATTGCGGCAATTCAAATGCATGGCGTGATTAGTAAAACCGTCGAATATAAAGGCGTACCCACATTTGACTTGGCGGCAAGATTGGCACAGCGCGATTTAGAGCTTGTCGCCAGCGGACTTACCCGCTTAAAAGTGGTGTTTGATATGCGAGGCAGTGAGTTTAAGCCCGGTGATGTCTTTCGGGTGAATCTGCCTGACCGTGATATTGAGGATGTCGTATTCCGGGTGGGGAAACTTGAAAATGGTAATGAGGGTGAAATTATTGTGACCTGCTTACAAGATGTGTTCGGTTTACCGCAAGCCAACTACTCGACACAAAAAGGCGAATCCCTTTACATTCCGCCGGATTATACCGCCAAGCCTATTGAGCAGGCGCGCTTATTTGAAGTGCCGTATCATGTGTTACCGTTAGTGTTAAGTGATGCCGAGCTTGCTTTTGTCAAGCCGACGGATTGTTTTGTGTGGAGTTTAGGGGCGCAACCGACCTCGCTTTCTATCGGGTATGATATGTTGGTTGATGTGGGCGCCGGATACAGTCAAACCGCGACAGGGTCGTTTACACCATTTGTTAGACTGGCAGAAGATGCGACACCATATCAGACCAATCTGAAATTTAAACTTGAGGGTGATTATACCGCCCTTGAGAATGCCGAGGCGGTGATGATTGATGATGAAATCATCAAAATTGAATCGGTGGATTTTAAAGCCGGCACATTGACCGTCGGGCGTGGTTGTGCCGATACCATTCCACAAGCACATAAAGCGAACTCCGTAATGTGGTGCTATCTGCTTGCCGCCGGCACGGATGAAACGAAATACACCGCTGGCGAAAAAATCAACGCTAAATTGCTGACCCGTACCGCACAGCAAACGCTAAGTGAGGATAACGCCGTCGCATTAGCAATTACAACGCAACAGCGACAAGCCCGCCCTTATCCGCCGGGCAAGGTGTAAGTAAATGGTGTTTATACGAATAAAATTGCCAATAAATCGGCATTTACGCTGACGTGGGCACATCGTGACCGGGATATTCAAGCAGACAAACTGATTGCTCATACCGAGGATAGTACAGCATTGGGCGAAGGCGTCAGTTACCGGATAGATTTAATTCATAACAACCGTGTTGTGCGGTCAGTAACGACAACCGAAACAACATTTAAGTATCCGGATATCGCTCACAATGAGGGGAAAACCGAGGTATTTGACAAGGTTACGCTATCTAGCATCAAAGGGGGCTTATTAAGCCTACAAAGTTATCAATTTTTAATTAATCCATAAGGAGCATAATAAGCGAGAGAATTAAATGATTAAAGACGGCGACATTACTTGTGCGGACACACAAATAATGCCAGCTACGCAGAAACACCCTGCATATAGCCATCTGCCGCCTGCCTCGCGAGGCGAGCGGATTTTAACAAAACCATTAAAAATGGGAAATGCTGATATGCAAAAACTGAAAGAAATCCGGTGCAAGTGCTGTAAAAAACTACTGGCACGCGCAGAAAACATACAACATTTAGAAATTAAATGTGTTCGTTGTAAAACTTTAAATCAATTTAACAAGTAAGAGTATCGGAGCACCCGGAGTGCCGGAATGCCATAGGAGAAAACTATGGCAAATCGAACAATTTTTAAACAAGCCCCTCTACCTTTCGTCGGTCAAAAACGACAATTTTTAAAACATTTTGAGCAAGTCTTAAATGATAATATCCCCGGTAACGGAGATGGTTGGATAATTATTGATGCGTTTGGCGGGTCAGGCTTGCTAAGTCATACAGCAAAACAACTAAAACCTGAAGCACGGGTCATTTATAATGATTTTGACGGCTATGCTGAAAGACTAGCGCATATTGACGACATCAATGCCTTACGTACTCAACTTTATGCAGCCGTCGATAACGCTACGCAAAAAAATAAACGAATGACGAAGGAATGTAAGGCAGAATGCGTCAGAATCATTCAAGAATTTGATGGCTATAAAGACTTAAACAGCTTGGCGAGCTGGTTGCTATTTAGCGGTAATCAAGTCAGCACGCTTGATGAGTTATTTAGTAAAGACTTTTGGCACTGCATTCGGCAAAGTGATTATCCAAAGGCTAACGGCTATTTAGAGGGCGTAGAGGTAATACAAGAATCATTTCACACGCTACTTCCAAGGCACTCAGATAATCCGAAAGCGTTGTTTGTGTTAGATCCACCGTATTTATGTACGAAACAAGAAAGTTATAAACAAGCGACATATTTTGATTTGATTGATTTTCTTAGATTGATACATTTAACGAGACCGCCGTATCTTTTCTTTAGTAGTACCAAGTCTGAATTTATTCGGTTTATTGACGCAATGATTGAAGATAAATGGGATAATTGGCAGGTGTTTGAAGGCTATCAACGCATTACATTGCAGACAAATGCAAATTACAACGGTCGATACGAAGATAATTTAGTCTATAAGTTTTAGAGAGAAGAAAGGCTTAGTTGTTCGCTAAGCCTTATTCATTATTCTTCTTCATCTAATTCGGATAATAGGCAATAAAACGGTGGGGCAAAAGGGGCAAGTGTCGAGATAAATTTTACCACGCTGTCTTTACGACCATCTTCAACAAATCGAATATCTAAAAAAGCTATATCATAAATAAAGGTTTGTCCACGTCCGTTAGGTAGTGAATATTGTGAACCGTCCGCGATAAAATCAATCTGTTCTTTTACGGCAATCAGAGCTAATTCTTGCATCATTTCTTGTTCTGTTCTCATTTTAAATGTGGTCAT